TTGCCTTGGCAGGAACAGTTGGCTAGAGACTGCCTTCGCTACAAGGCCGATGGCCGTTGGCTACATCCACTTATAGGCATCATGCTTCCGAGACAGCAAGGCAAGTCGACCTTCATGGCATTGCGAATCTTGTTTGGCATCTATGTGCTGGGCGAGAAGATGCATCTGGCTACAGCTCATAAGTTAACTACCTCATCTGAAATCTTTTTTAAGGTCTCAGAGATTATCGAAGGCTCCCAAGTGTTGCTGGATAACTTCGCAAAGAAGTACGAATCTAAAGGATCGCAGGAGATACGATTCAAGAATAAGGCTCGCTACCTAATCAGAGCCGGAAACTCTGCTGCTCGAGGTATTGCTGCACCCGATGTAATCCACATTGACGAATTGCGTGAGTTTGATACCGAAGATGTCTGGTCATCGATGCGATTTACCCAGATGTCGAATCCCAATCCGCAGGCCTATGTCTATTCCAACGCAGGCCATGCCAATTCAGTCCTACTGCATAAATTTAGGGAACGAGGACTTGCAGCTAGTGAAGGAGCCGATGATTCTATTGGCTGGTTCGAGTGGAGTGCTGAACCCGGAGCCGAGATAACCGACAAGGAAGCCTGGTATCAAAGTAATCCCAGTTTAGGCCACACGGTTCATGAGGATAATATTAAGGACAGCCTTTCAGATCGTGAAGATATTTTCCGCACAGAAATCCTTTGCCAATTCGTGTCCATGATTAACCCAGTTATCTCAGAAGCCGAATGGAAGAAGTGCAAGATCGATGACCTGCCTCAGCTGAACACAGAACACGATACTTGGATGGCAATAGACCTTAGTCCTGATAGAAAGCATGGCTCATTGGTCGCAGGCCAGAGAATTGACGGCGATAGGTTCATGGTCAGCCTTCTCCACACTTGGTTCAACCCAGTCAATCTTGATGACAAAGAAATGGCTAACGATATTGCTTACTGGGTGCGCAAGTTCCCTGTTAATGCCGTTGCCTATAGCAAGTCGACAGCCTCAGCCGTTGCAGCTCGATTAGCACCAGCCGGAATTCCTATTCATGAGATTACAGGGCAGGAGTATCAGCAATCTTGCGATGAATTTGTCTCGGCTGTTTCTAGCCTTCGCCTTGCACATTCGGATCAAGAGGAATTAACTAAGCAAGTCCTAAGCGCCGTCAAATTAACTCGAGGAGATGGCGGTTGGGTAATGGGGCGTAAGGCTTCTGGAATTGTTTGCGGAGCAGTTGCCTCAGCGATGGTTACTCACTTTGCGACACGCGCTGAATCTGAAGTAGACATTCAGGTAGGATAATGTCCAGCCAGTAGCGTATAATATGTCCAATGGGAATCCGGGACATCTTTACATCATCAAAGCCAGCAGTCGAGGTTACAGTCGACGCCGCTTCTACCCCTGCGCCGTTTAATAACACGGCTTCATTTAATCCTTTTGTATTTACACAGTCAGTAGCCAGCCGTCAACAGGCTATGGCAGTTCCAACTATCGCAAGAGCGCGTAACATTATTTGTTCGACTCTTGCAGCTCTTCCACTCGAGCAATACTCAAAGGTCGATGGATCGCACATGGGAACACCTGGAGTTATCAATCAGCCAGACCCACGCGTTCCAGGTTCAGCAATTTACGCATGGCTCGCAGAAGATTTACTATTTCATGGCGTTGGCTATGGACAGGTTATGGAGCAGTACGGAGACACAGGCCGAGTACGCGCTTGGACTCGAGTAGCACCAGATCGTGTAACAACTAAACTTAATAACAACCAAACAGAAATCGTTGGCTATCAAGTAGACGGCTCAGTAGTTCCAACTCAAGGAGTCGGCTCTCTTGTTGTGTTCTACGGACTCGATGAAGGCTTACTCAATCGCGCAGGCCGTACAATCCGCGCAGCTCACGCACTCGAGCAAGCAGCCGAAACTTTCGCTAAAGAACCAGTACCGCTTCAAGTTCTAAAGTCTAACGGCACAAATCTTCCAGCAGAGCGAATCTCTAAACTTCTTGAATCTTGGAGAACGGCTCGCCTTACAAAGTCAACTGCGTTCCTTAACGCAGATGTTGAATTGCAGGCGTTGGGCATCGATCCAGCCAAACTACAGCTGAATGAAGCTCGTCAATATGTTGCTCTGGAATTGGCTCGCGCCTGCAACCTTCCTGCATATTTCGTAAGCGCAGAAACAACCAGCATGACATACAGCAACTCAGTATCAGAACGTCGTTCACTTATCGACTTCTCAATGAAGCCAATTCTTGCAGCTATTGAACAGCGTTTATCTATGCCGGACTTCTGCCCGTCAACTGGTGAGATTCGATTTAGCCTAGATGAATTCCTGCGTTCAGATGCTCTACAGCGTGCTCAGGTATACGAGATTCTTAATCGCATTGGCGCTATGAGTGTCGAGCAGATTAGAGAAGAAGAAGATCTAATTGATAACAAGGAGACCCGATGAAAATAACCATGCCATACGCCATTACAGCGGCGGATACAGAGTCTCGCATCATCGCAGGCCGCATTGTGTCATGGAACGCTGAAGGCAACACCTCAGCAGGTCGTACTATGTTTAAGTCTGACTCAATCAAGATGGCTAAGAATATCAAGCTAGTCCTACAGCACGATGTTACTCGCCCCCTCGGTAAAATGGTTTCATTCGAGGAAGATGCAGAAGGCATCACAGCAGAATTTAAGATCGCAAAGACAACAGCCGGCAACGATGCACTTGAAGAAGCTGCAACTGGCCTTCGTTCAGATTTCAGCGTTGGCGTAGATGTCGAGGACTGGGATAACGAGAATGGCGTCATGGCTATCAGCGCATCTAACCTCATCGAGGTAAGCCTTGTTACAGACGGCGCAATCCCAGGCGCAGAGGTCGCAAAAGTAGCGGCTGAAGATACAGAAATTTCTGAGACACCTCAGGAAGAAACACAATCAACTACAGAAGGAGAACAAGTGTCAGACACTACCGTTCCAGAAGTTGCTCCTGCCGCAGAAACGGTAGAGGCTGCAAAGGTTGAAGTTAAGGCTGCAACAGCACCTTATATCTCAACAACTGTTCGTAACCCAATCGTTGATAAGGCTTCTTATCTCGAGCACTCAGTCCGCGCTTCACTCGGCAACGACCAATCAAAGATGTATGTTGCAGCAGCAGCAGACACAACAGACAACGCTGGTCTTGTACCAACTCGTCAACTTACTGAAGTTATCAACGGCATCTCAAACGCAGACCGCCCATTGATCGACTCAGTTTCAACAGGAACTCTTCCAGATGCAGGAATGTCTTTCGAGATTCCTAAAATCACAGTTGCTCCAACAGTTGCAATCGCAGCTGAAGGCGGCACACCATCAGAGACAGACCAGAACGCAGCGTTCGTAACTGTCGATGTTAAGAAGTACATCGGTCAGCAAACATTCTCACTCGAATTGCTAGATCGTTCATCACCAGCGTTCTTCGCTGAACTCGTACGCCAGATGGAATACGCATATGCTAAGGCTACAGATGCTGCAGTCGGCTCTGCGCTAATTGCAGGCGGAACAGACGGCGGAAACCGTACTCTTACAACAGGTGCTCTTGCAGCTGATTTCGTAGCGGATGCAGCAGTATCTATCTACGAGAACACACTCGGATTCGCGACAAACATCGCAGTATCTCCAGCACAATGGGGCGTTCTCATGGGCTTGGTCGATTCTTCAAATCGCCCAATCTTCCAGCAGACAATCAACCCACAGAACGCAGGCGGAACACTTACAGCAACAGCAGTTCGTGGAAACCTTCTCGGTCTAAACCTTCGCGTAGCTCGTAACCTTTCAGGTACAGGCGATAACTCAATGATTATCGTTAACCCAGATGCATACACATGGTATGAGAGTGCGCGACTTTCGCTCCAAACTAATTTAATTTCAACTGGACAGGTCCAGGTGGGTTACTACGGTTATGGCGCAATTGCTACCAAGATCGGCGCAGGCGCATACCGTTACATGGTTGCATAGTAAATAACTAATCATGGGGGGGCTGCTGCTCCCGGTGGCTCCCCCAGTCGTTTAATAGAGAGGATGTAGAAATGGCTTCAATCGTCACAGTAGCGGAACTAAGGTCTATCCTTGGCGTTTCTACATCCCTTTATAACGATGCTTATTTAACAGATGTCATTGACACAGCTGAGGCAGTTATTTTGCCTATGCTAGTCACATACGCTTCACCAATATCCCGTGTTGAACTCCAGGATAATATTGCCTATTACACAGTCCTAGGCGAGAACAATTTTTCAGAGGGTCAGAGCGTAGTTATTACAGGCTGCGGAACCCCATTTAACGGAACCTTTACGATCTTAGAATCTAGCAACTATGACATCGATACTTATGTCATGAACTCTAATTCTCGAGTATTCGTAGATGGCGTTTATCGTGACTTTAACGGATTCTTTACAGTATCAATTACTAACGCAGACATTGATGGCCGTAATGTCATTCCTTCAGGCAAGGCTACCCTTTCAGGCGCAGCTACTTATGTCGGAGTCAGCGCAGTCGAGTCAGCAGTCCTAGCAGTATCAGTAGAAGTATTCCAATCTCGTATCGCTCCTGGTGGACAGATCGAGGGAGTCGACTTTACTAATGTGAGCCCTTACCGCTTAGGGCGCAGTCTCTTTAATCGTGTATCAGGACTCCTAGGGGCGTACATCGACACCGATTCAATGGTGCAGTAATGTCTACGATTCTCGACACAGTACGCCAGCCGCTAGCCAACGCCTTTGCTAATGTTGCAGGCAATGTCTACGCCTATGTGCCAGAAGCGCCTATGGTGCCATTCGTGGTTACAGTCCCAGATTCTCCTTACCTTGAATTAGAGACCATTAACAAGTCAACGCTTCACATTAAAATCAATCTTGTAATCTCAGTCGCAGTTGCATATAACAGCAACCCGGCTTCGCTCGATAACCTCGAGCAGCTCGTAATAAGTGTTCTGAAGGTGATCCCAGCAGGGTACACAGTCGGAGCGGTTGAAAAACCAACAGTAACTCAAGTTGGCCCTTCCAATGT